CACCAAAGGAAGCCCACGTACCGGTGCGCGCGGCGATGTGGCCGTCGACGGACAAGGGGGCATCGATAAGCGCAGCGTTGTTTCCACGCGGAGCGATGAGGAAGGACGAGGCCAAGAAAGAGCCCACGGATAAAGCCATGAGAACCCACGCCATGCCACGAAAAAGTGGCAGGCCAAAGGTGGTTATGCGACCGGGATCCGGAATGCCCAAGGCAGCTAGGGAATCGGCTAGGAGAAACAGGGAAATAAAACCGGCAACTAGGCCGGCAATAAGCATCGCTGCGATATAAATTCCCCAGGAAGGGCGAGGCTTCCTACCCGCCGCGTTCACACTGTTAACCTGCTCATTTGCCATAGTGCGCATTGTATAGCGCGACCTAGTTTCGCACATAACACACGTTTTGTCTTTACATGTGTCATCATGGAGCTTATGGACACCCGTCAACTTCTTTATTTCCGCGCCGTTGTAGACAATGGCTCATTCACGCACGCTGCTGAATCCCTCGATATGACCCAGCCATCCCTGAGCCTTTCCATCCGGAAGCTAGAAAAAGAACTGAACGCGCAGCTGCTCTCGCGCGGGCGCTCTGGCGTCTCCACCACTGAGGCTGGCGATTATGTCTACGAAACGGCCGTTAAGGTTGATGCACTACTGAGCGAAACCCAGCGCCATATCAGCGAAATCACCGGAGATAAAGCCAGCACCGTGTCGCTAGCCTCCGGCGCTATTTTGAACTGGGAATTTACCCCTGCCGCCCTCGCTGAGCTCAAGCGGATTTACCCCACCGCCAATATCTCGCTGGATGACGCCAAGCCAGCCACCGCTATCAAACACCTACTGGATGGCCAGGTGGACCTAGCGCTCTTGCCGACGTCCGATCCGAAGGCCTTCATTCGCCGCTACTCCCCCGAACTCACCGTCCACCAAGTGGCCACGTTCGACTACTCCGTCGCCCTTCCCCAGCGCCTCGCCGAGTTGGAATCCCCCGTCTCCCTCGCCGAGCTGAAAAAGGAAACTTGGCTTGTCCCACCGCGCAGCCGCGAAGTTCCTGAACTGGCCGAGTTCTATCACGACCTATGGAATAGCCGCCCGGGTCTCAAGCCGGAACAGACCCAGGAGGTCGCCAGCCTCAATAGCGCGATTCCCATGGTCTCCAGTGGCCTCGGCGTCAGCATCGTGCCCAATTGTGCGCCCGCTATACAGCCGCACGGCATTATCACCCGCCCCATTGCTGATCACCTGCCGCGCTACTACGCCATCGTGGCCTACCGCACGGATCGCGAGCTGACCGCAGCTGCCCAAGACTTGGTGGACATCCTGCGCACGCCGCAGCGCACCCTGGCTTAGGTTTCCCCGCCCTCGTGGGCTACTATGAGTGCGTTGTAAGCCCCCATAGCTCAGTGGATTAGAGCAGTGGGTTTCTACCCCATGTGTCGCGGGTTCGAATCCTGCTGGGGGCACTTCTAGCTTACCCCCTTTTACCGGTGTTTTTGCTGGTGGGAGGGGGTTTCTGCTTTTCAGCTTATCCGGTGGTTTCCGGTGGTTTAAGGCTGTTTCCTGTCGTGGATGTCGTGGAATTGCATGGCCGTTTTAGGGATTTCCCCAACAACTTGCAATGCCGTAAACTACGGCATATAATGGTGTTAGACGGCAAGGGGAACAGCCCCTGGAAGAGGCCGCACAACCGGAAAGAAAGTCCGAAATGCAGACCATCATCACCACCCTGGGCACCTTCACCGGCCCCCACATGTACGCCATCCTCAAAGAGCAGTTTCCCGCTGATGTGACGTTCCGGCGCACCAATGTGCCAGGCCAGTGGGGCACCATCGACCGCAAAGTCGGAAGCCAGTATTTCAACCTCGGCATCATCACAGAAGTAAGGACACAAGCAGCATGACACCAAACGAGTTCCGCATCCTCCGCACCAGCATGGGGCTCACCTCCCAAGAGGTAGCCAACGCCTGCGACGTAAACCTCCGCACCGCCCAACGGTGGGAAACCACCCACCAGCCCCCACTCGATGCCGGTGTATGGCTACAAGACAAGTGGGTGCAGTTTGCGGACTACATCGACCAGGCGCTGCAAATCGCAGAAAAATACGAGCAGCAAGGAAAACCAGTCACTTTCCCAGGGGAGTTCGCCAAGGATAAAATATCCCCCGCTGAACACAACGCCCTCATGGGGCATATCTGCATGGCCTACACCTTGGCGGACTTCGACTACGAGATAGTCTAAACCCCTAAAACGCAGAAAAAGACCCCCACCCACGAGGGGTGAGGGTCAAACTTCCTAAACTTCAAAGACTTTCAAAAGTCGTTTTCCAGCTCGTCAGGAATAGGCATATCAGCCACGCTCTCCGGGTGCTTCAGTCGCCACTGCCTAATATGATTCACCGCTATAAAATACCGGCTTTTCCAGACCTCCAGCTTGTCGCGTAGCTCCGCAATTTCGCCCCGCATCTCCGCAATCGATTTGTCGCGGGCTTCCAGCTGCTCATTCGTCCACTCACGAATGCTTTTAGTAAACGATTCCCACTCGGGCCCTCGGGCCTCGATTTCCGTCTTTCTCTTCTGGCTTTTCTCCGTCAGGTGAGTACCTATGAGGGTGCCGAGCACGCCAATCACACCGACGATGATGGTTGCCAGCGGCCCGTCTACGGGCATGCCCGTCACCTCCCATCGACCAGCTTCATCTCATTGCTTTGGCCGCGCCCATACGCGTAGAGGGTCATGGCGGCGATGCCGATATAGCCGAGGGAGGACACCCAAGCGCGGGGGAGGTCACCAAAGATGGTGGCGAAAATGAAACTCAACGCCCACATGGAATGCAGACCCACAACCGCCCCCACGGCGGCGGGCACCAACCTCGGCCACTTAACCGCGCACAGGCACAGCGCACCCATGAGAAGCCACACCACAGCCCACGACGGCGGGTTAAGCACGCTCTCCATAAAGTGCGTCGGCTTCCGCTCCGGGTTCACCAGCAGCGGCGTGTAGGACAGTCCGCGAGCGATGGAGATACTGCCCAGAATCAACAGTCCTGCTGCGTCGGATACGAGCCACCTGGCGGCGCGTAGTTTAAAATCTTCCCATCTCACGACTACTCCCCTGCTGTGGTGGGGCCGGTGTAGACCGGCAGGGCGTTGGGGGTTTCTGCTGCTTCGCGGCGCTCCGCCTGGTCTGCTAGGCGTGGTGCCATGCTTGGGGTGACACCATCGACGGTGAGGCGGTTGGTGAGGGTGGTGACGAAGAAACCGATACCGCCAACGAGAAGTGCCGTCCATTCTGGCGCGTCGGCAAGGTAGACCGGCAGCACGCCAGCAACCCACGCCACGGCCTGCAACACCAGCATGATAGTTCCCTTGTACCGCAGCCACCACGGCTGCTCCTGTAGCTCAACCGCGACGGCTTCGGCCACGTGTTCAGACACGGAGTTAAGAACCGCTTGATTGTAGTGCTTTGCCATTATTTCTTCCTCCGCTTCAATTCGTCTAGGTCTGCTTGAATCTGCGCGAGCTGCTGGCGGATTGCGGCAAGTGCATCAACGGGGGTTAAATTCTGCCCCTTGTCATTAACACCTAGCTGGGGCCATCCCTTACCGCCAGGGCCTCGTAGCTGCGTCCATACGTCCTGCAAGGCATCAATCTGGGGAGACAGATACCCCGTGATGAATGCCCTGGTGTGGGCGTTAACCTGGTCAACCGCATTCATTGTTATCCCCTTGCTTTCTTTCTTCACCGGCTTAGCCGTGGAGGTCTTTTGCCCTCCGCCGTGGGTGAGCTCGTCGTAGAATCGCTGCGCTTCATTCATCCATGCTTGGTGGTATTTGCCGCCGTAGGCGAGGTGGTAGGGGCAGCCAGTTTGGCCGGTTTCTTTGTGGTCGCGGATGTTCTTTCCGTATTCGGGACGGCCTAGGTTGTAGTAGCGGCACAGGGATGCTGCGAGGCGTGCGCCCTGTTTAATGACGGTGTCCGAGATGGGCCAGTCTTGGTCGGCTCCGCCGCTGTTGGCGTGCTCAATGCCGATTGACTGCTGGTTGCGGAGCTGGTTCGCGGCGTGCCACGCGGTATCGGAGTCGTTGACGAGCTGGCCGATGCGCCCTGAATTTTCCACCTGATAGTGGGCACTAGCTTCCCGTGTCTGCCATACCTGCCAGCACCCGTCAATAGTCAAAATACCGGCGTTGTGGTGGCGCACAATGTACTTAATCCGCTGCCCACCACGGCCCGGTGTGTAATGCTTATTGATGAGCCGGTACACGTCCGGCTCTACGTTCATCCAATCCATTTTTGCCCTCCTGTAGATATAAGAAAAGCCGCCCGAAGGCGGCGGTCAGTTAATCTATTTCTTCTTATTAGTGGCGCAGATATTGCAGCGCCTGCGTCCTGTTTTTGTGTAGCTCACGTTGTCGCCTTCCATCTTGTGCCCGTGGATGCATGTATCACGGAGTCGGGAGCCTTTTCCTCGTTTACGATTTTTGGCCGCGTACTCACGCCCCCGCTTTCGGCTACAAGGGATACATACTCGCCCTTGTTTGGTGTAACGAGTGTTTTCCTCATTGAACTCATGCCCATTCACGCAGTGAGTTCGATTTAAGCGTTCATTGGTTCCGTTTCGGATAGAGTCCTGAACATTGTCGCTTCTAGTTCCCCACCGAAGATTTGAGACGTGATTGTTTTCCTTATCATCGTCCCAATGACAGCAATCAGCGCCCGCAAATGGAGGTTCGCCAATAAAAGCTAAAGCCACTAAACGGTGAACGGTAAAAGTTTTTCCTCGTCGCCCTTTTGTGAGGTTAACGTGAAAGTACCCACGCTTCCCTTTCGCTGGTTTAAGCATTCTTCCCTTTAGGGTCAAATGCCCACTTGCGGCGTGAGGAACCTTTCGGTCAACGCTCCGTACGCGCCCGTGGTCTGATACCTCGTAGTGTCCCTCGTATCCCGGGATTGGTCGCCATTGTTCGGCTTGGGTAGACTTCACCCTAGCCACCTCCTACTCGTCTAGGTGTGTGGTTAGGCCCTTGTGAGTGTTGGCGCACTTTCAGGGGCCGTTCTTATGGGTTCATTTTACCATATGACCTGCGGTTTAACCCCCGTGGCCTTGGCGGTCAGCGGGGGGCGTGTGGTTAGAGCTTTGTCCAGTAGTCGGTCGCGGTGTCCGGCCTCCGGTCATCGCGTGTGGTGTGAAGCCGCTGGGAGACGTAGAGGTCGCCGTTGTAGAGGCGTGTGGTGCCTTTGGTGATGCGTTCGCCTTCCCTCCATTCCGGGACTGTGGGGGCTGGCTCCACCGGCTCGTCTGGGGTGTCCGGCTCAGCTGGCTCGGTAATCAGCCCGGGGGCATCCTCACCCTCCGTATTAATCGGCTCATCACGAAGGAAGTCACGCGTCACATCCTCCCAGACGGAGAAGATCTCGCCTGGGGTTTTCGCATTCTGACCCAAACGGCGGTTTCTCCACAGCTTCCCCTCGTGAGAGACGAGCGCTGCTGGCGGGTAGGCGGTGGCCCTACTGGTGGGCTTAGACCACGCGGCCACCTTCGCAACAAGCTGGTCGATGCTGGTCTCCGGTTCTACCTCAGTAGCGAACTCAGGTTTCAGCTCGGGGTGGGTTTCCCAGAGTTCCTGGGCATCCTCAGCACGGGCCGTCTCTACCGCCTCCTCGGCTTGGCGGCGTTCGCGTTCTGGGGTGACTACCCACGCGAGTAGCTGCTGAAATTCTGTGTCGTCTAGTTTCTTAATCTGGTCTTGTAGCTCAGCTACGGTCATTTGACTTCTCCTAGTTTGATGAATGTGACTCTGGTTTTCCCGTCGCCCTCGCCGGAGCCTACGAGGATGATTTGGGAGTCTGGGGTGATGTTGACGTGGCGGATATAGGGGGTTGCTGGGGCGGGGATTTGTTCGCCGTATTGGCCGTATTCACCACCGCGAATGTTCAGTTTGGGCGGGTTAGTCCCCATGCCCTCTAGCACCATGAGATATAGCCCCTCAAGATAGTGGGTTCCATATACATGGTTTTCTAGCCACTGGCCCGATTTTCCTGCATTGGCGGTAATTGTGTAGGAGCGGCGGCTCACTAGCTGTAAGGCCATTAGTGACCACCGCCTACGGTGGCTAGGCGAGGCGTGTGATGTAGAAAACTCCTGTTTTTGAGTTGTCGCCGTAAATCTTGGCCCCGTCCGTGGCCTCCACGAGCACATCCGTCCCCTGCGATGCCCACCCGCTGGTGAGGAGTTCGAACCCGGCGGGAGATTCGACACGATACCGACCTGGGAGGAGAGCAAGCCTGTACCCCAAATTTTCGCACCAAGGGAGACTTTGGCCCTCCCACGATGCCCATGCATTGCCCTCGTTCGTGGTGAGTGTGAACGCCGCCTGGTCGCGGGAACCAACGAGTCTTAGCGCCATGCCGCCACCGCCTTACGCAGCTGGTCAGCGCATTTACGAGAGAGAGAGAGAGAGAGTTTGTTACTGGTGTGACTAGCACAGTTACGTAACCACCCTTTTCAGAGCTAACGCGGAATCGCAGCTCGCCTTTAGACTCCCAGCGCAGGCGGAGTGTCACACCCTCGGTGAAACTCACCCAATTGTAGGAATTGCCCTTAAATTGGTGCACAGCTAGATTCGCTTGGAGTTGCACGTTTCCATCAGTCACGATAGTCACTGCGTAGGTGCCTTGCTCCATCTGTAGGCCGTAGTTCGACCCCTCGAATGGCACCCAGTCATTTGTTGCCCCTGCCGGGATTTCTTTATCAAACACTTGGGTGTTTCCCGGCGTGAATAATCGTTTCAACATCTTTACACCACCTTGTAAATGTTTCCTGTAGCGGCGACTTGAATAAAGTCACCCTTTTGACAGCTGGATTCCTTGGTCTTGGCTTGGTCTTCGGTCTCGACCATCCAGACCATGCCGACGGTTCGGGCTTTCTCCGCAGCGATGGCTGCGTCCAGTTGGTTTTTGGATACGTCGCCTTTAAGCTCGTCTTTTTGGGCTTGGGTGAGGGACTCGAATTTGATGGCACCGTCTTTACCGTTCGTGCCGTCCTTGCCCTTGGGGCCAGCCAGTGACGGCCCCACCTCCCCATTAATCACCAACCGGTCACCACGCCACTCCACATCCACATTGCTGCGAATGCGATTCTCACCCAACGGCCCCGCATACCTTGCTGTGGTGCGCCAGGTTCCCCACTCGCGTGTCTGGCGGTCATAAGCCGAGTAGTACACATCAATGGTCATGGACTCGCCTTTACCGGAGAGGATGAATCCGGTCTTGTATAGGGAGTCGTGGCCGTCGCCTGCCTGCGGAACCAAAGGTACGGGGGACAATTCCCACTTAGTGCCGTCCGCAGAGTGCAGGAGGTAAATCACGCCATTAACACCCGTGGTACGCCGGTTCGCGTCAGAGACGATGCCCCAGTATTCACCATCATGGTATTGGATTTCAGAGTGCCAGAAATCCCTGTCAGATGGCAGTGTGAAGTCCATCGAGCATTCTTGCGGCTTACTCCAATCAGACGGGGTGGGAACCGCCTTAGTGGACTCCACCCAGACGATCTGATTTGGCGAGACGGTCGTGGAAATGAAATACAGTCGCCACCGGTCCCCCAACCAGAGTAAGGATTGTGCGACGGTGGAGGAATGCCGGTCGGAAAGCTCCGGCCACCAAATCTTTGTCTTCGGCGACCAGTGCACACCGTCGCGGCTCATCGTCATCCAAAAGGACTCACGACCCTTGTTCGGGCGGTCCACCATGCGCCAGGTGAGCACCATTTCGTTATCGCGCATAGTCAAATGCGCGTCCGAGTTGTACGGGTCGGGGCGTCCCTTAGCGTCGTCAATCGGGTTAGTAAGCCCGTCTGGCACTTGCCATTTCACACCATCGTTGGATACGACGATGTTGGGGTCCTCGTGGGCCTCATTAAAGTTCGGGTACGGGGTCATCACCATCCAGTAGCGCCACCCGTTCCAACCGTCCTCAAAATACAGGACGGAGGGGTGTACCGCCTGGCCGGAGTCCTCATGGGTGGGGATTTCCAGTTTCTCACCGGGTGGTGCCGTCCAGCCCCACACTGGGGTTCCTTCTTCGCCGCGCAGCAGGAGTCGCAGGAGTCCACGGTCTGCCATTTGGTGGGAGCGGGCGGCGTTGACCTGCGCGAGTGGGGAGCCACCGCCAGCGTCGAGCGCTCCGCTGCCGATACGTGCCCACTCCGACCAATTCCTGCCATTGTCCCTGGTGCGCTGCATGACCGGATTATCACGGTCAACTGCGCCTACGGTGGTCCAGCGTTGCACGACCTGGCCGGTATCAAGTGCTAGGACTTCCACGACAGCAGGGTTAATCGCTGTGGGCAACGTGGGCTTATTTACCAGTGACGATGCTGTGGAGTAGTTGACCACCTGGTACATGCCGGAGGTGAGGTAATCGTCCATATTGGACATTTTCGGGATGGCGGTTTTCTCCCACGTTGCACTCTCCCAAGGCTTTTCCCACGGCGACCACTCGCCCGCGGTGTCACTATGGCGAATGTAAGTCAGGTTCGGGCCGGTTGCTGGTCCGTTGACCGTCCAGCGTTGAACACATGCTTTGCCGCTTAGGTTAAAGACTTCCAGCACGCCGGAATTAATCGCGGTCGACTCATTAGGCAGGTTCTTCAGCGACGCGGCCATAGCGTACGTGTTGACCTTATGGAATCCAGACGTGGTGACCTCGTTGAGGTCTGCGCCCTTTTCAAAGCCACCCTGCACCCATGCGTATTTCGCGCCAATTTCCTCCCACGGTGACCACTCACCAGCGGTGTCACTGTGGCGAATGTAAATAAGGTTCGGGCCGGTGGCGGGACCGTCCACGGTCCAACGCTGCACACAGGCCTTACCACGTAGGTTAAACACTTCTAGGGTGCCGGAGTTGATAGCGTCCGAAACGTCTGGAAGATTCTGGGCCGACGCGGCCACACTATACGAATTAATTTGGTAGAAACCAGAATCCGTGACCTCATTAAGGTCAGTGCCCTTTTCTAGCCCGCCTTTAGGCCACTTAATGACCGAATCGATCTTGTCGGCGGCTTCCTGCAAAATCTCACGCATACCACCCTTAACATCAAGGTAGTCCTGCATGTTGGAACTGAAGCCAAGGGCGTTTGCGATAGCTTCCCAAATCATGCTCATTCCGGCGGCGGCGATGAATGGGATACTGTCAGACCAACCCGGCCCGTCCACATAAAGCCAACCCTTCACCCCCTCGGTGGCGGTCACGGTGAAACTACCGGACTGGTCAATATTCACACGTTGGGGCTGGGTGACGGTAATACCAGCGGCAGACGGCTGCGCATACGCGGACTTCACCGTCACCTCGGACACGTCCTCCAAAGGGCGGGAAGTAATATCGGAAATAGTGCCGGAAAGCTTAACGGCCATAATGATTATCCTTTCTCAATCTGTCCGGTCGCCCCGTTGAAAAGCCGCCACTTAGGCTGCAATTTGGGCTTGGTGGATTTACCGTCCCAGTAAAGAACTAGAGGGAGGTCATTCAATGCTGCGGCGGTTACGTATTTGGACAAGTCCGGTGGTTTCTTCCCCTCCAAAGTGGCCACCCGCTTAGAGAGTTCTCCCATTCCGGTGTTTGCAGAATCAGCTTGCGCGGCAATATGGGCGAATGCTTTACCCGCTTCCTGGCCGGTGTGCTCGGCGTCGGAGACGATGTCTGTTGCGTCTGTGCGGCCATCGACGGTGTAGTTCTTTTCGACACCATCGCCACTGTTGGGGTTAATGCCCATCGTCTAGCTCCTCCATCGCTTTCAGACGCTCCAAGCGCATCGCTTCGGCAGCAAGCTGGGATAGTTCTAGGGCGGTGAGACCATCGAGGGTTTTAGGTGCTGGTGTTGTGGATTCAGCGCGGGCGCGTTTCTGGTTAATGGGTATCCACGCGACCTGCTCCCCCGGTGTGCCCGTGCCGCCTAGTGGGTCGAGCTTCACAGCGGGGCCAAGCGCTAGGGTCACGTCGTACAGGCCCGGCTTAGCGAACACCCCAGTCAGCGTGCCGTTGTGGCGGTGTAGCTCAATACCGGGCGGCAGATGCCCCTCAACAATGCGCACACCGCGCCTATCGCCGCCTGGTATCTGGAAGTCCAACGACTCCCCCACCGTGGCGCGCTCACGGTCACTATTCGTCTCGAAATCCACCGCCCACCCAAGCGTGATGGTCTCCGGCTCCCCCACCTGGAAGCGAGCGCCCAACTCATCAAAGACATGCCGTGCTACGGCAGACTCACGCCCCTCCGGCACAACACCCAAAAACAGGCCCGCATACGGGTGCTCCGACTCCGGCACCTGCGTGGGCACAATATAGCGGTAATCCACGTTTATCCTCCCTTTGTCACGGCCAGCCGGCCAATCACAGCACGAACATTCTCTTTATTGGCCTGGTAGAGCTCACCCGGCGACGCCAGCGAGGAGTAATCACCAATACGCAGCTGCCAGCCAACTTCCTGCCCCGGTTTCGAGGTCCACGTCAACCCACTGACGTACGCTGCCCACACCACACCCCACGCGGTAATACCGATGGTGTCGCCCAGGTCGAAATCACGCCCCGGTAAATACGGGTCGGGCGAATCGATGGAGAACTCGGCGGAAATGCCGCCCTCCGTCTCCTGCTTCGCCTGCCAGGCCTTCTGCAAAGACTCAACAGTGTTCGCTTCACCTGTCTTGGAGATAGCCGTGAAACGCGAGCGGCCATAATGGAACTGCCTATTTCGGTCCACGTACTCGTTGAGGACAAACAGGCGGTCAGCGGACAACTCCGCCAGCAGCTCACCGCCGCCCTTAATCACCTCGGCAATAGGAGCACCAACCCACGGGATTGCGGCCACTGCCGCGGCAAACGCCGTCTTAATACCAATGTTCGCAGCCTTATTCACTATGTCCGGCGACTTACCACCCACCAGCCAACGGTGATCCGTGGACTTACGCAGTGTTACGTCCGGGGCGTCCATGAGGGTGTAAACCACCCACGGGCGCCGCCCATCACTATTCCTAATATCCACGTCCGCAAACTCCGTCGTGGACGTAATGAAATCGTCACTGCTAATCGTGCGTTTCAACTGGCGGAAAGCCTGCCCCACGATGCCAGCCGCGCCAGTCACCGTAGCCCTCGGGGCGAAATCAATAATCGTCGTAGGCAACGAGAGCGTCGTATAAGACGGGAAAGGTTGCGGGTCGCCGGGAAGCCACAGCCACGCGAAAGGCTGCACGCCTGCCGCCGCCCACGTCGCTTTAAGCAAGTCCCAGGCGTTATCCCAGCGTGCGGACACCACGCACCACTCGGAGCGGTTACCCGACATGACCGGCGAGCAAATCACCGGGTGCATAGACGGATTAAACCCGCGCCACTGGCGAGGGCTCGTGTAGCCCGCCGTCCACGAGAACATGCTGTCTAGAAGACTCGGCTGCTGATACCCAATAAGGTTTCGGCCGATGAGTTTACGGGAGACTTTTTCGGCGCTGCCGTCTTGGCGGTCTTCCCACTGCAACTGCACAACCTTAGACCTGTTGGAGGGGTCCGCCCACAGTGGCAAGTGCTTCAAATGCTCCATCGAGTCCACACCGGACAATTCCACCTCGGCGGGATTGCCCTGTGGGTCGCCACCACGCGGGTTGATTTCCAGAATGCGGTAGCAGCGGCGTTTAAGACCAGGGCGCTCCACGACAACATGCACCGCCCCGTGAATAAGGGCGTCTAGACTGCCGCCCTTATCGAGGTTGCGCAAATCGTCACGCAAAAGGTAGTCGACCACGGGGTTGACCACGCCCGGCGAAATCTCACCCGGCAAGGTCATGGACATGTTGCCCACGTCCGCGAAAATGCCACCCCACTCGGCTTCTAGCCAGTCCTCAATATCGAGCACCGGCTCCCAGTTCTTGTCGTACAGGCCGACGTACTGCCCGTGGGCTTGCATGACCGCTTCACGGTGAGCCTTATGCTGCGACCAATTGACCATGTGTCACCTCCACGGGCTAAGAAAGCGCGGGGTGACTTCTAGGGTGAGCCCCGCGCCCAACTGAAAATCATTCTTTGTGTGAGGCTGTAGCGTCTCCCCCACGAGCACGCCGCGCAGCGACGACCACGTTCCGGTATCAACGTTGCCGCCCTCATCGGTGACTTGGCCTTGCATGCCGCGCTCCAAATCAATCCACCTCGTGCCCGGGCCTTGCGCCAAGCTGACGCGCAGACCACTCGGTAAGGTGAAACTGGTTGAGCGGCCGTCCCATTTCAGGCGAAGTTTCGGTGGTAGGTCGCCGGGAGTCGTCACAGTGACGTTACCCGTGTATGTCCTAACACCCCCAGACCAGTACCCATCAAGGCACCTATACCGAACACTATCTTCAATAAGACGTGCCCCTGACGGATCTAGCTCAACCTCCGCGAAACTCACCAGCCGCACACGCGCCTCACGGTTACCACCATCACGCGCCACGACCTTCAGCTTGCCGTCCTCAAAATAGGACCACGCATTACGCCAATCCCGTAATGTCTCCATCACCGAATCATCAGGCCCCGGACGCACGACAACATCCAACTCGCCATCAAACGCCGGAACCTTCGACCCAACAACACGAGAACCGTAACGAGTGACCGACTCCGCCGAGGAAAAATCCACCTCACCGAAGCCGCCACCAAAACCGCTCTCTTTAAGCACGACGCGCTGCTCATCAGCTTCCGCGTCAAGCATCGAGTGCAAGATGAACGTCTCGCCAGGGCGATGCGGCGCAGTATAGGTGATTTTGTAGCCAGGCTCCTCCGGCATAGTGAAACCAGAGTATCCAGACCCAAACCGCACAGGATTCACCATTTACATCGCACCTCCCCTAGTCGTGCCAGCCACAGCCACGCTCGTACGGCGCCGCAGCTTGCCAATCTCCTCGGTATTAATCGTGACTTCGTCTTCGACCTTGTCCACGCGCTTACGCAGCACCTCCTGGCCCTCAAGGTTGACCACCAAGGTCATACCATCATCAGACTTGAGTCCGCCGCGCTTAATGTCACGCCACTGGTCGCCGTTGAACACCGGCTCCGGCTCGTTCGACAGATTCACGGCAATGCCACCAGGCTTAAGCCAGCCGCCTTGGTCAAATACACCAACCTTGTTCAGCAGCTTCTCGGCATTACCCATCTGCTGCCCATAGCGGTCAGGAAAGGCAGAAACCTGAACCTTCTGCGCAGCAGCTCCCGGGTCCATCGACTTGTAATCAAAGGATTTCAGCTTGTCGAAGAACATGCCCGCCGAGTCGTATGGGGTCATGCGCTGCTTCACCGTGCCCCACGCGCCGTTATCACGCTGCTGGAAAAGACCAACGGAATCGTAATCCGAACCAACAGCATCATGACGGTACTTCAACGACTCCGGAACAGCACGGTTCGCCCACATCTTCAACGGGTTACCCGACTCCACCAAAGCCGTCGCAATACCAATCCTCGCGGCCAGCTTATCCAACCTCATATCCTTGGCCTTGCGAGCAATCTCACCAGCAAAGAAATCAGGGCCCCACGTCGGGCCTTTTTTCTTCTCCGGTTTGGGCGCTGCAAGCTGCGGGTCCTTAGCTATCTTCGCCGGAGACAACGACGTTGCCGCATCGGACTCAATCGCTTCGGCATTCTTCGCAGCCACATTGGTGCGCGGCTGCTCCTTAACCTCCTTGGTGGTGACAATGCTGTCACCGTTTGGTAGGAGGTCTTTGCCCTTAGTGGTCAGCAATTTCTTGATGGTGGAATCTTTCAGGCCGAGCATGTCGAAGATGCCGTCCACTGCGAAGTCGAGAATCGACTGGTCGCCCAGCCCCTTCGCTGCGGTGGCCTTAGCCGCGTCCTCCGGGGACAACGCAACCGTGACCGTATTCTCGCCAGTGGCACCAGTGGTGGTGTCATCGGCACTCACAGTGACGGGTACGCCGTCAATGGTCATGGTGCTGCCGTCTGGGATGGCATTCTGGTCGAGAATTTTGTTCATCTTCGGCGGCTTCGGCGGCTTAATGGTCTTGTAGAAGAACTCGTTGAAATACGAGTCCCACGCGCCGGCGGCACGGCCACCAATCTGGCCATTACCACGACCGCCGCCCATCTCCACGTTCGTGCCGTCTGGAAGTGTCGAAGCGGTATGTCCGCCGCCTGGCCCGCCGTTCTTGAAGCCGATTCGCAGGTCGCCCTTCTTACCGCGACCGCGATGGAAACCATGCGAGGACAACCATGCGGCCTCGTCCATCGTGGCGAACTTACGAGGGAACGGATTCATGCCGCTGGCAAGCGCGGCGAACGCCGACGCGGTGCCGGAACAGTCACCCCAGTTCGAGCCACCAAACACATATGGCGCGCCCTCTAGGGAGCGCGCCGCCTGGTAGCCCTTGACGCGGGCTCCTTCTGCAAACCTGCGCAAGTCCTTAGACGTAATACCGCCGTTGGCGAAGTACTGGGGCTTGGCCGGCGCTACTTGGGAAGACGGGCCTGGTTTGACCGGCTCGCCCTTCTTGTCCACAACCGACAGTCCGAAAATGTCGGCCGTCTTGGCGAGAATCTGGGTTGAGCGTTTGCGCTTCGACTTTGCCAGTGGGATGTAGGACTCGCCGCCGGTTTCCGGCTCCGCCCAGATACGCCACTCGCCGCCCTTAGCAATCTGCGCCGTATGCTTCTCTTTCGAGCCGCCGTTAGCGTAGCGCTCTAGCTTGTCGATACCGCCGTCAATGTAGGCGCGGGTAATACCACCCTGCACCATATAGACACCGCCGTCCGAGAAGCCAATCATGCCGCGAATCTTGTCCGGCATGACCGAGCCAATAGCATTCTCAACCTGGCCAAACATCGACTTAATACCGTTAATCAAGCCACTGATGATGTTCTTACCGGCGTTGACCAGCCACGTACCAGCCGAGGAGAAGACGCCTTGGACCTTGCCCGGAATCTGGCCGAGCACGCCCATCATCTCGCCAATCTTGTTGCGAACCGTACCTACCATCCGGCCAATCGCTTGACCGAACGACGCGGCAACCTGCTTCGCATTCTCGAAGATGGACTTGAAAAAGTTCATCGCCGAGTTGATAACGCCATGCACGATGTTGGAAATCGCCTGGCCCATCGAGCTGAACCGATTACGGATATTCGAGAAGTTGCCCGTGAGAACGTCTGCCAGCAGGCCGGCAGCGTTACGGAAGAAATCCCACGCGGGCTTAATAACACCGTTCCACACGTTGGAAATAAGCGAACCCATCGTGCGGAAAGCGCCGCCAATCACAGCGGTGAAAATCGGCACGACAAACGACGCCACCGACTGAACCACCGACATGAACAGCGACAGGACGGGTTGAATCGCCCCAGACCACACAGCAGAAATGACGCTGCCAACGAACTGGATAGCCGTCCAAATACCGTTAAACGCCGCAGACACAACAGAGCCCAAAACTTGGAAGCCCGTCATCATCACGTCAACAATCGGCGCAATCCAGGCTTGGTAGAACTCACCAAAGCCCTGGGTGAACTCCGACCACTTATCTTGCATGGCCTGCCAGGCGCCAACTGCAATGTCTTTCAGTACACCGAACGCAGTACCGATAAAGCCGACAACCGGAGAAATCCACGTCTGATAGAACTGGCCGAATCCAGTGGTGAACTCGGACCACTTGGCCTTCATGAAATCCCAAGAAGCCACGGCGATGTTCTTCAGGTCCACAACGCGGTCGCGGAAGAACGTCAGAGCCGTGAAGATTGGGGAATCCTCACTAATACCCAGAGCAGCGGCATAGTCAGTCGTGTCACCAGTCTTCAAGAAATCAAGGGCTCCGGAAAAAATCTCCTTCACCCTATCGACAGCGCCAGTGACCTTTTCCACCGTCGCATCCCACGCGCCAGAAATCATGTCACCAATCTGAGAGAACACCGGGCCGAAAGTAGACTGCACCCAATCCAGGCCAGCCTGAAACTTCTCGACTACCCAATCCCAGCCGGCGCCGAGAGCCTCCGTGAAGGATTCCCACATCTTGCGGCCCGTCTCGGTCTTGGTGAAGAACACCACTAGACCAGCCACCAGGCCGGCAATCGCAATGGTGATAAGCGCAATCGGGTTCGCAGCCATCACCATGTTGAACGCCGCCTGCACGCCGGTCATCAACTTCGTGACACTAGACAGGCTCTTGAACCACTTAATCAAACCGCCGGCGGCAATAATCTTCTGCTGGAAAGCAACCGCAGCCAGCCCACCAGCAACAACCGTCAGACCAGTCCCCAACGGCAGCAGCCAATCCTTACTCTTCTGCACCCACTCGGCAAACCCTTTCACCGCGCCCAAAGTGAACTCAAAAGCACCCTGAGCTCTATCCAGAGCCGGGACTAAAGAATCAAAAATCTTCGTCGCGATAGGCTCCAACGCCAGGACCGCCTGGTTCTTAAACTGGTCCCACCGCTCGGAGAAATCAGCGGTCTCCTCTGCCAGTCCCCCAATCGTGTCCGAGGTGGCACCAGTCGCATCCATGAAATCATCCACAGACAGAGTGCCGGTCTTCACCGCATCCACAAACTGGGCGGCACCACGAGTGCCGAAAATATTGGACGCCATATCAATCGCTGCAGCATCATCACCCGCATTGATAAGCTCCTCGATACTGCCGATCGTTTCTTTCAACGCCTCCGGCGCATCGCGCCCCTCAGACGCAAACTCCGCCAGCGCACGCTGCATCGACTGCAGCGTCTTATCCGCATCCAGACCGGCCTTATCCATCTGGCCCACAAGCGCAGCAGAATCAGCCATCGAGAACCCGAACCCGCGCAAAACGGGGCCAGCCTTAACCGCCGACTGCGACAACTCAGTAATCGTCAACCCAGTCGCCTGCGACACTTGGAACAACTCATCCAGCGCGGCCGGCATGTCCTTCGCCTCGATACCAAAGCCAGACATGGCCTTCGATACCTCGTTGATGTCGGCATCCACGCCGAGGTTCTGCAGCTGCATGAACTGAGCCGTCATCTTCTCAAGCGGCTCACCAGTCAAACCAAGACGTGTATTCAGATCCGCCAGCGTCGAGCCAATAGCCCCCATATCGGAGCCAACACCAATGGACTCGCCAGCGACCTTGCGCATCGAATCCTGCAGCTCCTCAAACGCAGCACCACTAGCACCAGTGCCCGCACGGATCGTGTCATACGCATCATCAAACTGGGCACCAATGTCATACGCAGCTTTACCAGCCGCGCCGACAGCACCAACTACCACGGCACCGGCGGCGGCAATCTTGCCCAGAGAGACCTCAAACCCCTGGCCCTTGCCGTCGGCGTCAGCCGCGGCGTCGCCAAACTCCCGGGTTGCACCGGTGGCTTCGTCCGTGGCATTCTCGAGGTCTTTCTGCGCCGTGGCGAGAGAATCGGAGGCACGCTTCGATTCCGCCATGGCCTTTTCGACGCCACGCTCAGCCTTCTCAACATTCTGCGCAGCAGTCTCAACCTTGGCGCGCTTGGTGAACACGTCACCTTCAGCCTTAGCCAACTGCTCCGAGCTGGCCTTGCCAGACTTCTTCATGTCCGCCAGCTTCGACTCCGCAGCTTCCAGCTGCTTCGCCGCAGCCTGAGACTTCAACACCTCAGAGTTACGCTTCGCCTCAGCATCAGCCAACTCTTCCGAGGATTTCTTAACGCGGTAATTCGCCTTCTCGACCTTCGCCGCTGCATTGTCGGTGCCCTTGGAGATGCCCTTCTCGATGGAGTCGCCGGCCTTCTTCGCCGCCTTCGATGCAGGTGCCAAAAGCTGCGACTGCAGCTCTTTGTTAATTCCAGACAACGACACCGTTGTTGGCAAAACTGCATAGCCTGCTGCGCTCATTAGGAAACCTCCATCAAAAAGAGCCGCAGGGGTTATCCTGCGGCGTTAAACTCCCTGGCTCGCTCACGAGCCCGTTGCATTGCAATTTCGCGCTCTTTGGCGCGACGCTCACGCTTAAGCTGCTCCCAGCGTGGATGCTTTTGCTCAGTCAGACTTGACCAAATATCCATCAGGACCGAAGAAATCTCACTGACAGGTGGACGGTCTTGCACCACGGAGTGAAACAGGGACTCCGGCGGCAAATGCTCCGCAAGCAACAGCATGCGTCGCAGAGTCATGCGCGACGCGCCCCCACTAGGGCGGTAGAAGTCGCGGTAATCCAGGTGGTAGAAACGCTGAAAATCAACCTCCACCAAATCCTCATGCTGAGCAATGAAGTACAGCAGCCTTATTTTCCCTGGCGGCGCTCACCCCACGCCTCAAACACCTGACGAAATTCCTCAACAGACAGGCCAAGGTCAATGAGCTTAAAGACCTGGTCTTCACCAATAATGGCTTCAAGCACACTCGGAATGTACTTCTGTGCGTAACGCTCGTGGAACACGAACATCATGCCGGCAGGAGCTGCTTCACGAGTCCAGCGATCTTCAATCTCAATTTCTTCGCCATCCACATCGATGGTGAAGGTGGGGTATTCGATGTTCTCGTCTGGGGTGTCGGTGGTGGTTTCTTCGATGGCTTCGGCCTGGGCGCCGGTGGCGTCCTTGGGGTCGATGTTGTCGTTCTTTTTCTTGCGAGTAGTCATGGCAGACCCTTTCACATTGAGTTGTTTAGTAAGAAACTTGGGCAGTCCTTGGGGTTAGGGGTAGGGG